AAAATTCTTTAGTAGAAGAGGCGATAATCCAAATGAAAAATTTGGAAGAGGTAATCGCTGAGAACGCAAAAGGAATACTTGCTTCAACTATGAAACAAGAAATCAAAGAATTAGTAAAAGAGTCTCTAAATGAAGCTGATGAAGATGATGAAGATGAGGTTGAAGAGATTGAAGATGAAACTGAGTTTGAATCAGAAATTGATGATGTTGAATTAGATTCTGAGATGGAAGATGATGACACAGAAGAATTCGGAGATGAAGAAGAAACTATTGACCTTACAAATGAACCAATGAGTATGGTTATGAAAGTCTTCAAAAAAATGGGTCCGAACGATAAAATTGAAGTTCAAAAAGATGAGGCTGGAAATATTCATTTAACTGATAACGAAACAGATAATGAATACATGATTATGGCTGAAAGTGAAATGGATGAATATTTTGGAGAAATGGATGAAGAAGAAGAGGAAGAAGAAGAAGAGTCTGTTGAAGATATCTTAAAAAGTTTGGAAGTTAGTGAGGATGAGACAATCGACTATTCAGAAGACGAAACAATTTATGAAATTGAATTTAACGAAGAGGAGGATGAAGATTTTATGATGGAAATGCATGACGAAGAAATGATGGAAATGCATGACGAGAAATGATGGAAGAGGATGACGAAGACATAATGATGGAGTCAAAACACACAACAAAACCAAAAGGTGTTGGAATGGGTAAAGGTCCTAAGTTCGATTATGGAAAAGTTATGGATTATCCTACAAAGAAAATGAAAAAGGGTGATGAAGCACCATATACAGGTAAAGCGTCTTACAAATTTGATAAAAGTTCCCCAAGTCTTAAAGGTGAATTCAAAGAAGAAAAACATACTTCTGATAAAATGAACTCTCAAGCCAAAATGGAAAAGAAGGAAGGTATGATGAAAACACCTAAAAAGATTGAAACTAAAGAAGCTTCAAGAACACTAGGTAATGGTAAATATTGGGGTAGAGAAGGTCTTCCAAAACCAAAAGCTGCACCACGTCATATCAGAAAAGAATCTGTTGATACTCAGGAAATTGAAATACTTAGAGAAAAAAATGAAGAGTACAGAAAAGCTCTTAATGTTTTCAGAACTAAATTAAATGAAGTTGCAGTTTTCAATTCAAACTTAGCTTATGCAACAAGATTATTTACAGAACATTCAACTTCAAAACAAGAAAAAATTAACATTTTACAAAGATTCGATGGTGTTGAGTCACTTAAAGAATCTAAAAATCTTTACAAGGCAATCAAGGACGAATTATCTAATACAAAGGGACAACAAATGAATGAATCAATTGAAAGAACAATTCAAAAAAGTCCATCAAGTGGATCTGCAATTAATCTTATTGAATCAAAAACATATGAAAATCCTCAGTTCCTTAGAATGAAGGACTTGATGTCAAAATTAAAATAATAAACTAAACCAAAAAAAATAGAAAAAATGGGAGCATTATTAGAATCAGGTCTTGTTGGTAACATTGGTTTGAAACACCTAAAAGTTATCAAAGAAGATACTATTAACAAATGGGATAAATTAGGATTCCTTGAAGGTCTTAAAGGCCACCTAAAAGAAAACGTAGCTCAGTTATATGAAAACCAAGCTTCACACCTTATCAACGAAGCAACTTCTGATGGATCGTCAGGATCTTTTGAAACTGTTGTATTCCCTATCGTAAGAAGAGTTTTCTCTAAATTGTTAGCTAACGATATCGTATCAGTACAAGCTATGAACTTACCTATCGGTAAATTGTTCTACTTCGTACCTAAAATCCAAGGTTATGCTTCAGGTTCTACATTTGGGGCACCTTCATCCACATATTCAGGGGAACACATTGCACCAATAGGAAGTCCTGGTAACTATCCTGGTAATCCAAATGCTGGTTATAGTGGTTCAGAAGCTTACGCTAAAAATCTTTATGATTTGTTTTATGAAGGTAATGAAGCTGGTTTAAATCCTCCAGGTTTGTTTGATTATTCAAAAGGTCAATGGTCTGCTGTAACTGCAAGTACAATAGTACAAACTTGGTCTAATGGTAGTTTGGTTAATTATCAAATTACTGAAGAATCAAATGTTAGAAAATTAATCATCAAAATGTGTGGTTTTTCTGACACAGGATATGGAAAATTAATCGGACCTGATGGTTCTGAAATGGATACTGAAAGTTTCTTATCAGATCTTAGAATTGTTGCTAGTACTGGTATTTCTGCCTCAACATCTCCTTGTGATGTTTTAACAGGATCTTTATTATTCAGAGTTGTAACACAACAATATGGTAGAGGTATAGTTAATCCAAATTACAACAAACAACCAACAACTTGGCCAACAAATGGTAATGGTGGTAGTTTTGAATCAGTTTGTAATGTTGATGGTTGTATCTTATTGGAAGTTGATTTATCTTGTCCAGTTTGTGCTGATTGTAATGCAACATCTTTGGATGGTTACACAGGAACAACAATTTACTCAGCTCATTCTGCTACCTCATTTACTGCTGTATTCAGAAGATACGAAGAATTAGAATTCGAAGACAAAATTGGTGAAGTTTCTTTCGATCTTGAATCAGTAACTGTTTCTGTAACTGAAAGAAAATTAAGAGCTCAATGGTCTCCTGAACTTGCTCAAGACGTTGCAGCATTCCATAATATCGATGCTGAAGCTGAATTGACTGCTTTATTGTCTGAACAAGTTGCTGCTGAAATCGATAGAGAAATTCTTCGTGACCTTAGAAAAGGTGCCGCTTGGAATTTAAGATGGGATTACAACGGATGGAGAAGATTATCTTCAACTACTTCTTACACTCAAAAGGACTGGAACCAAACGTTAATCACAGCTATCAACCAACTTTCTGCTCAAATCCACAAATCAACTCTTAGAGGTGGTGCTAACTGGATTGTTGTATCTTCTGAGGTTTCTGCAATCTTTGATGACTTGGAATACTTCCACGTATCAAATGCTTCTCCTGAGCAAGACCAATACAATATGGGTATTGAAAGA